AACGTGAACCATCCAAAGCATTACAATGTAGGGGGTATTGAAGCAATTGATATTATTGAAAGTCGCTTAACTAGAGAAGAATTTATTGGGTATATTAAAGGATGTAAGATGAAGTATGACTTACGTTACCCATTTAAAGGTAAATTAGAAGAAGACTTAGCTAAATCAGAATGGTATAAGAATAAACTTATTGCTATTTTGCGTGAAGAAGAAGTTGATGTTCCACCAGAATTAGAAGCTCAATTACAGAGGTTTGATGATGAATAAAATATATTGGATATTTATTATTGTTATGGCTGCATTAGCTATTTGGGGAACAGAAAAAGCTTTTGCACAAAGTACAACTATATTAGCACCAGACGGTTCAGTAACTATTTGCACCACAGGTTCTAATGGCATTGTAATTTGTGTCTAATACTTTTAAAAAAGATTTGCAACGTGGAATAAATATTGAGAATAAACTTCTTGATATTATTAAAAAAAAATATCCATCTGCAAGTTTAATTAATAAATATAAAGGTTATGATATATGGATACCAGAAACAAAAAAATCCATAGAAGTAAAATATGACCCAATGAGCAATGAAACTGGAAATATTGTTATTGAAATAGAAATGTTTAATAAACCTTCTGCTTTAATGACAACAGAAGCTGATTATTGGGTTTTTTATGATGATATAAAATTTATTTGTATAAAACCAAAAGATATAATTAATTGTATATTTTTAAATAAATTAATATATAAACAATTCGTTGGTAATGGTGATTCAACAAGTAAAAAAGCATTTTTAGTACCAAAAGATATATTATTTAAATATGGTATTGAATTTTAATCGTCTAATGCAGGAACTGCAGAGTTAATAGAGTCACAAGCAATTTCAATATAAGTATCGTCATCTAGTTCTAGTATAAGCACGCTATCTGAGTAGTGTGCTTCTGCTACCACAATAGTTTTACCTACTATGTGTTCGCATAATTCCATAATATCCATAATTTTCCTTACATGCTGATAACTTGCTCTTGTTGTAACTTCTCTGACTTGACTGACTTGCTCCATGAACCGCACTCCATACATTGATAGCGTTGGTATTTTCTTGTAGTAGTAATTGCAAAACCACGTTTATTTAATTTACGTGAAGCGCAATTTGGACAGCATAAACTTGTAGAATAAGCATTATGGTTTGGATGTGACTTTATCCATCCCTTAAACTTATCATATACTTTTTCTAACAATACCACGTCATTCTTATTGTATTCTTCCATTCGTTTCCATGCTTTACGGTCACCGTTCATACACTTTAACCATAACTCATGACCTTCATGGTCAGTCTTCTTACCTAGTCCTAGACGTTGTGCTACATAATCTAGTTTATTTGAAACAAACCTAAATTTAGTTCTTGCTGTTTGCAATAGGTCTATATGCTTGGATGGACTTGGAGGAGGCATATTCTCTTCTAGGAACTCTTTATGTAGCATTGGAATATCAAACCTATTTCCATTGTAATGCACAATAGCATCTGCTTCATCCATCATCTTATGTACATCTAATAGCATTTGTTTTTTAGATGACTTATGTACAGAATTAAAATACATTTTAGGCTCACCATACCATTTAGCTGCGTAACACATAATGTATGATGACTCTAGTAATTGGTTTAATGAAATATTCTGTTGCCAGATACCCCATACAGTTGCTAGGTTTGGTGCTACTTCTAAGTCAATAAGTAATATGCGCATAGTATTCTCTAGTGTTGAGATACTATATTATAACCCTAAAAATAGCTTTCGTTCATCTAGTCTTCTGTTTTGTAAGCCCTTTAATATTTTGCCACCAGCTTTGCAATATTTAACTAACGACTCCATAGCTTGTTCTTTATCGCCACGAATAATCGCTTGACGGATGGTTGAACGCTGAAAGCATCCAAGACCCAAATTAAAGCAAAAGCTGACAAGAGCGTCAAACTCATGTTGTCTAAGAGGCACGTTAGGTAGCATCTTATGTATTCCCAACTCGAAACGATTGAGGTCACGTTTAAGAATTCCATCTATTTCCTCGTTAGTAAATGTTTTATTCCATTCCGTTGGTAGCGTTTTACCATCACCGATAAGATGACCAACACCAACAGTCCAAAGCCCAGCAGGACATTTATAAGGTTTATTTCTAACGCCTTCATGGTGCTTAATTAATTTAATTGCTTCCTTAGACGCTTTCACGTTTCTTTTCCCAAGTTCTTGAACCAAAGTAGAAACCAATAATAGAAGCTACAATGCTCATTTCGTCACTAGAGAATATGGTATCCATTGCTTCAGGAGTAAATCCGCCTGTAGATTTAACTGCCCATATAAAACCTGCTACATCTACAAATACTAATAAACCTACAAATGTAAACGCTACAATAGGTCTTACAGACGCATTTAAAGTCTTTACCCATGGTGATGCTTCAGCAACAAGTTTAGCATCATGTTCGTATAATGCTTCACGTTCTTGTGCGTATGTTTGAGCTTCAACTTCTTGTAGTTTAATTTCTTCAATCTTTTCTTGAGATTTAAAACCTTGTTGAGCCATTAATAATGCTTGTTCATTCTGCATCTTTGCCATTTCACGTTCATGCTTTTGGTCACCACGTTGTTGGAAGAAACCAAGCAATGAAGGTAAGCCTGAAGTTGCAAAACCTAAGATACCTGAAATAATACTAAACATCTATAACTCCTTTGGGTCATAACCAAGATTATTGGCTATACGTTTTTGTAATTTTAAGAACAAGCCTTTATGACTTGTATATTTTTCTGTTTTAGGTGAGTCTAAATAAACACACATGTGTATAATTTCGTGACATAGTGTTTTTAATACTGTATCTAAATGACCACATCTAGCTGTGCTAATAGTAATAACATGTGGTTCACCTGCTTCAGGTGGTTGATATTCACCACAAATGCTATCATCATGCACAATAACAAAATCTACTTTACTTGCCGGTGGTAGTTTATATTCGTCAAACACAGGAAACTCTATTAAAGCTGAATATAAATTCGCTATATTGTTTTCTGTGATGAATGTCATTTTGATAATGGGTTCATAGATGCACGTTTAACAGTATTTAATTTGTCATCCATAGCGTTTACAGTAGCTTCTAATTCTTTACGTAGACCTGATACCATAGCAGAAGTCTCACGTGAGTTAGCAATAGCGTCAGATGACTTTTCACTAGCTTTCATTATAGACTCTGATAGCTGATATTGTCTTTCATTTATAGCTTTAACTTGTATTTCTAAACCATTTATTCTTGACTCTATAGGAGCTAAGTCTAAACTGTCAACAGCATCAATTGCCGTAACCATCTTGTTGTAAAAAGTTATGCCTGCGTATGCGCTTCCAGCTACTATCGGCAATGCTATCAAAATCAGCTTGAGGAGTTGAGAGCTGGAGAAGCTCAAGTTTAAAGTTTTCGTTTTTTCCGAAGTCATTATTAAGTTCCTGGTCAAATTTAAAGGCGTCTGTTAATTCAATTTGTTGTATAATAGGTTTATTAAGTATTTCTAATGAAAGGACTATCCCAAAACCATGTACAAGTTCCTTACCCTTAGGTACGTCAAGTTTAGGACTTTCCTTGCTTTCATTCTTTTGTTCAGTCTTTGGTGTATCTTTTGGATTGTCTTCTTTTGTTTTTGGTGTCTCTTTAACTTCTTGTTTTGGTTGTTCAACCTTGACTTCTACAGGACTAGCGATTGAGGTATCTTGCGTTGTTGTTTGTGTTGTTGTTGTATCTACTGTTGTGGAAGTCTGGTTCACAGGATTAAGTGGTGAACTAGGACTAACAGGTGAAGATACATTAGTGACGTTTGTAGCACTTTTAACACAAGTATTTGTTGTTTCTACCCATGCACCCCATACAGGACTACCATAAGGGTCAGGACAAGATGATATTCTAGTCTCTGTAATAGAACCTACATAGTCTGCTTGACAGGCTAGTGTTCTCGTTTCAGTACTTGTTTGACACGTTGGAGGGTCTTGAGTGCAATTGTTTGAAGTTTCGTACCAAGGACTCCAAGAGCTTGACGTACAAGAATAAGTCCTTGCTTGATTAACGACACCACTATAGTGAGGTAATGGACAAGCAGAGCTTTGAGTTTCTGTAGCATTAACGCATACTGGTTGACGATAAGGGTCGCAAATCGGGTCATCTGGTCTATAAGAAACGCACCAATAATCCCTAATAGCAACTTCGTTTTCAATACCGTTACAGTAAAGATTTGACATATAACCTTCTTGAGTTGGTGTATAAGTGCAGTACCAAGCATAAGCATTATTTTCCTTTAGTGTTAGTAGTAGTAATAGGCTCGTCAGGAACAAGCGGAATTGTGTATGTTTCGCCATATAGTTTCTTAAATATAGTAGGATTACGTTCATACCAACCACGTTTAGCAGCATCACCAATAGAACCGTTTATAGGACATGGTGAACCTGACTGTATCATGGCTTCAAATACTCTATCATCTTGACATAAAATAGATACTGCTGCTACTTTAAGACCTAAGTCATTAAGAGTTTTTGCTAACTTAATACGTTCACAGTTTAAATCTTTATAGCCAGAGCCACCACTTACGCCAAACAATGTGCTAGATACAGAACCACTAACAGGAACAAGGCAAACGTCTTGGCTAAAAGCACTTATAGAAGGGCTAATGGCACTCGGTGGTGGTTGACCTTTATAGTTGATAGTAGTTGTTTCTGCTTTAGCATCCATAGCAAGTGCTAATAACACTCCCATAGACATTCCTATAATTAATGCTATTAGGTTTCTTAGTGTTTGCATTATTTCATTCCATGAGTAAGTAAATAAACAATGATGAAACCTGCTGTACCAATGAGTATTTGTTCTAAACGCTTGAGTCTTGCATTTATCTGTTCGTAGCGAATAGCACAAATTTCCTCATGCGTATTTAAACGTGAGTCTGTGTCTTGCTGTGACATTACTATTCCTTATTCGTTAAATTGACTTAATAGACCACCGCCTTTGACTAACAGAGGTGGGATAACTTCTTTTCCTGTTGTAGATGTGTAAGGAATTTCTTTACCTAATAAACCACTATACTTTTCACCAGCTTTACCAGCTTTATAAATAGTTCTTGCTAATAATGCTTTGAAATTTGCATTTCTATCAGCCATCATTGTTACTTGATTTTTAACATCTTTAGATAATGTTGAAAGACCTGCAATATCTTTATTAGCTTCCATAAATGCTCTACGTTCAGCTACATCTAAAGTATCATATAA